ATATAATTGTCTCTGATTCCAGAGCCATTAACAGTCACATCCGTCAAGAATTTAAAGGTACAAACGATCGAATGATCTTGTACTTGTTTCGGAATGGAAGACCTCTTTCGTGTCTTCCCTCTCTTCGTCTTGTTTCTTACTAGCCCTGACTGCCCTATAGAAGGCAGTAGTGGTCTCGTAGGAGTGGAGGCAGGAAATGATTTTCCTGACGTCATCTGTCCAAGCATGGAGCGGACACGAGGGTCGGAAGCCATTGTCATGACGGCATCAGCCATCTGAAGTATGGATCCCCCTCGGCGTGCACTACCAGCGCGGTTATTGTTTCTTATTGTTAGCATTTTGTAATTCTTACAACTCACGAGTCTCTTCCCGACAGTCCGTTCTTGGACTGTCTGGGTCCCCACTATGGGACCACAAGGAAGGATTCTCCGTGAGTCGGATCATTACAAAGGGATCAGATACAGTCGTGATCTCTTGTTTCAGGCTACAGCCCTCTGTATCTTGGAATAAATTGCTAACAAGGGTTACTTCTCCACATGTCTCGTCTTCTAAAACCGATGATCCCAATCGGTCAACCTGTTGCCAACACTTCCTAACGGACTGATAGGCGTTCCGCATGACCTGCCGGTGAAGAGGAGGAGGAAGAACCGCATGGTTCTTCTGTCGCTTTAGAAAGCGCCTCCATCTTCTCCAGCCAAAGATTCTTTGCTTTTGCAGTGAATCAGGTCTAACGAACCACCTCAGTACGGAAAGGAAATAGTTCTCAATTCCTCCACCCTCCGAGTACGGATCCGGGATATCAAGGTCTTCGAAATCTTGGTCAAAAAAGACGTTCAAAGGAACGTCCATAGTGGCCTCTTTGAATTCATAATAGTAGCGGTTGTCAGGATCATTAAAGTATCGATCCAAATAGGATTTGCACAGTGTGCGCATCCCCGACACGTCACCCCGAATTCCTTCGAAGATATTAAAATTCCCAGTACGGTGAGCTTCCATATAGATCAGCTGCTGTCGGGTGAATTGGTACCCTTTAGGGACTTTCGCCCCAAGGCATCCTAATTCACGTGGACCGTAGAAGGACCCAGGAAAGCCCGACAGCACATGTCTGTAGGCTCGCCTGAAGATCCTCTCCGCGGACCGAACAAGCTCATCTGGAATCATACCGATAAACTCCGTCCATAGTGAGGCGATAATGGAAAGTGGGTTGGTCCCTTCCTCTTGGAAGAGTCGATCGTGAATAGTCGAACTATTCAACAAACCTACATTCACAAAGGGAACACGTGTGAATCCAACATTCTGGTCATAAGTAAAGTGTTGAGAATTTATCATCAAAAAAGAAGGTGAGGAATAGTTCTTCCCAAGGGAGAACTTTAGTCCGACACACTTCGTGATGTACTTCCAACGCTTGTACTCTCTGGCATTAGCCGCGAAACAAACATCATCTCCATTTATGAAGATGGTCCGTTCCGGACCGACTGCCATCCGAGTCACGACCGAATTCAGGATACACAAGACAGGAAATGACAAGACATTCCCCATCATCTGCCCCCTCTTTACGAGCACCGGATCAAATCCTGGGACCTCCAATTGCAAATTGGTGAAAGAATCATACGCTAGGAGCTCTAAGTACTCCGCCCAGAAACCTGGACGGTGTTCCCAGTTCATGTTGAATGAGTTGGGAAAGCTCCATCGTGTATAGGAGAATAACTCCTCTAACACCGCAATTGTTGCCCAAAGATAAATATTATCTGTGGCTGCCTCGTAATCGCCTGAGATCCATGTCTGGCCCTCCTGGAGGGGAGGAAGAGACTTGACGACCTGCTCAACAGTTGCACCGCCTATCAGTTGATAGCGTGGGTGCTTCCGGATCTGGTCATGCCAAGTTTTCTGCACAGGTTTCAAAAGGTTCATATACCACTTTTGTTTCGTGATAATTCGAACCTTGAGTGGCTCAAGTAACCCAGTAGGAATCGCGCGTTCCTCTCGCTCGCCAAACCGACGCTCTTTATACATCGCCCTCAACAGAAGGTCCAATACTTCGGACCAACTGGAGGACATCTGATGTCTGAGCAAAGCCGGTGGACATGCCTCTAACTCCTTCTTAAGTCTCCCTAATGAGGAGGCCACCTCGGCCTCCCTCAAAAACGGATCCCAGCCCGTCATTCTTGAGTGTTCGATCTCCTGATCGAATATCTCTCGAACGAAAGCTTGGACCCCCCCATGTTTCCTAGACTTATCAACACAAGCTCCCATTGAGGGAACGAAGGGTGTATTATAGTCAGCAATGACAAAGGTTCGCCTCGGGTGTTTCCCGAAGGTCATGACCTCCTTCACTTCTTCCTTAATTGCCTTCAAAATTTGCTTCTGATAAGGGAATTTATACCCGGGATCAGC